CTTCGTTTCCTCCGAATTCAAAGACTGAATATCACTCTTCGCCTGACCCAATCCAGACGTATCAATAGTGTGCGGTGATTTAGTCTCCTCCGAGTCCAGAGTATGTATTTCTCCCTTAGCAGCCTCCAAATCTACCTTAATGGTATGCTGACTCTCCGTTGGTACTTCCATTGCACCCTTAATCTGACCAACAACCTCCTCATGATTACTATTTACCTTATGCTCGCTCTGCGTCGGAACTTCCATAGCAGCCTTAACATTAGCTGCAACAGTATCGTGATCCGAATTTACCTTATGCTCACTGGTAGTCGGTACTTCCATTGCAGCTTTGATATTAGCTGCAATGGTATCGTGATCCGAAGTAACTTTATGCTCACTTTGAGTCGGTACTTCCAAAGCAGCCTTGATATTGGCTGCAACAGTATCGTGATCCGAATTTACCTTATGCTCACTCTTCGTTGGTACTTCTAAAACAGCCTTCATTTGGGCCGCTACTTCTTCGGCATTACTTTCTACCGTATGCTTAGAAGTCGTATCCTTTTGCTCTAAAGCAGCATCAATCTTTGCCTTTTGCTCATCGGCATTCGTTTCTACCGTATTAGATGACTCAGCCTTAACTGACTCCGTAGCGGCCTCAATCTTACCCTTGGACTCATCAGCATTGGTTTCCACCGTAGCTGTATTGGTCGTATTTCTTTGAGCCATTGCCTCGTTAATTTTTTGATTCTGTTCTTCAGCATTGGTATTTACCGTAGCTGTCATAGTGACATCATCACGCTTCCTCATTGCGTTATCAATCTTCTTTCCCTTTTCATCAGCATCCGTTTCCAAAACAGCATTAGTCTTTAGCGTTTCCTTAGCTCCAATCTTAGTATACAAAGCCTCCAATTTTTCTCCTTTTTGGATAGCCTCTGTAACTTCAAATGTCCCCTTAGTGTATACCACCTTCCCATCTAGTTGAGTGACCTTATAGACCACTTGATCCAATTTATCTTCATTATTAATCTGAAACTCAACTATATCCCTAATTGGCTTTCCTCGATCAATCTCCCTCAACTTCTCAGCCGCAGAAGATAGTCTCTCTTCCCCATTAATCTGTATATCAACTTTAGGACTAGGCTTTAACTGTCCTACCTCAGTTACCTTATTCTTAGTCTGATCAATAGCTGCCATCGCAGCCGAAACATCCATTTCTAATTGCGAATTATTCGTCTCCTGTGCATACGCTTTCAATTTCTCCAATGCAGCATAAGCCCGTTCTGCCTCAACACCAACAGGCATTTGTTCTCCCTTCTCAATCGCCTCCTTAATTTTCTCGTACTGCTCCTTAGCTTCCTTCAAGTCTATATTCAACTTGATCAGCATTTCCTCCTTACTAGCCAAATCCTTCAACTCCCTTATGCGAGCACGAGCTTGATCGTCCTTGGCATCAATTACGATATTGACACCCTTCTCCCCATCCTTACGCATTTGATCTAGGGATTCTTTTGCTTTTTCAGCAGTTTCAACAACCTTATCCTTAGCTCTAGCTGCTGCATCAGCTAATTGCTGCTCATTCTTCTTACTATTCTCCAATATCTCTTGTTCAGTATTCCCCAAAGAAACCAAAGCCTTCTCGGTATTACTAAGAGCTGTTTGCTTATCAACGTAAACTTTCTCCCCCTCCTTGACAACCGTATTTAACTCCATTGCAGCAGACTTGGCTTGCGACAAATACTCCATCGAGGCTTCTTTTTCCCCTTTTGCTGCTGCTTCACGAGCCTTAGCCTCTAGCATAGCCACATCAGACATCGTTTTTTGGTAGGCTTCATACTCCGACATTCCTTGTTTTTCTAACGCCCGCAGCTTCTCCTCCAAAGACATCTTGGCTTGGGCTTTCTGCTCCTCAATACTCTTAACTTTAGCTAGATGCCTATCTTCCTCAGCATTCAGTGCATCAATATGCGCCTTGTACCTATCCAGTACAGTTTGCATAACATCAATTTTCTTCTGACGGATATTATTCTCCGTCTCCGCCACTAAAATCTCCCGTTCCTTATCCAACTCCTTCAATTTACGATTAAACTCAGCCCTATCCGCCCCTTCTTTACCGAGAGCTTCCTCTATCTTGGCAACTTCCGTGTCTAAAGTCTTTAGTTTTACATCCAGTGCATCTTTTACTGCCTGTTCTTCTTTACGAAGGAATGATAACTGCTTCTCTACACCCTTCTCAACTAAAGCAGTCTTTTCATCCTCAAACCTAACCATCAAATCAAGTTTTTCTTGCTCTAACTGCTCCACATCCCTAATGGTATTTTCCGCTAAATTCCTTTCCTTCTCATAGCGAGATTCCAAAACAGTAATCTGGCGATCAGTCTCGGCTGCAACATTATCCGCTAACTGTGAATACCCTTCCGCCATACCTTCATAAGCAGTAATCGCCTTATCAGCCGTTATATCAATGGCTTCACGGAGTTGACCTATCTTTACTTCAACCTCTGCAATCGAATCCCCAATTTTCTTTGAAGCTTCAGAAGCAGCAATAAATGCAGGGGACAACCGATTAACTGCCTTTTCTCCCTCCTCCAAAGCTATCTTAACTTGGCCTACAGATAACGCCCCCTCGTTACCCAACTTAATAATAGCCTGCTTCAAAGTATCCCAATCGGCGCTAGTAGATAACGCATCCAACTGCTTTTGGTAAATTTCCCCAAAATTCTTAGAAACCTGACCTTGTGCCTCGGCAAACAATCTAGGGGCTTCAGGCCACCTATCCTTAGCTACATTCAAAACATCACTAAATTTCGCCAATTCCTCAACAGACTTAGCAATACCCAAATTAGCACCAAATGCAGCAGCAAACTGATCTGCTGTAGCATTACCATTTTGAGCCACCTGAGTTAGCGCACCAATGATAACTGAAGCATCCTCAGAAATACCTGTAGCCAACTCCGTAGAAGAAGTCTTCAAAAGCTTAAACGCCTTATCCAATTCCTCCTGAATAGCGCGAGCTACTTGAGACAATGAAATCGTAAGCTTATCGTATTCCTTCTGAGAAATTTGATTTGATGCTAAGGCTGCATCAAGTTCAGCCTTTATCTTTGCCGTTTCTGCCGCAACTTTTGTAGAAGAAAGAGACTGCTCATTCTGCTTCTTAATCAGATCAGTAATGGTATCCGCAAACTTCTGTGCTGGTCCAGAATCAAACTTCTTAGACTCCTCAAGCCCCTTAACTAAAGTTTCAGTCCATTTAGCAAGATGAGTCTCACCCCTTTCAAATTTACCAGCAAGCTCATCTGCCTTCTTACCAGAATCAGCAGCCAATTGATCCAACGAGGTAGACGCATTCTTCACCCCATCCACAATCTTCTGCGGTAATGGTAGCCACTCAGCAATAGCGGCTACCATAGACATCACTGCCCCTAATGCTGTTGCAATTAATGCCACTAACCCATTAAAGCCAATACGAATAAAATCAATACCATCCGCCATTGCAGCGAATGCACCACCCAATAAAGTAACAGCAATCTGAAGACTTGAGAAACTTTCAGCAGATGACCCCACCACAGAAACCATATCACCCAACAAACTCATCAAACTGCCGATAGCAATTCCAACCTGCTCAAATACAGATGAAATCAATTCAAAAGCCTTCAGTAGCCATGAAAATAATTCATTGATAATAGGCACTATCGGAGTTAAAGCTGCTTTTAATCCAGCCCCGTACCCTTTAGCAGCCTCACCATTCTTATCAAACTCATCAGCCTGCTTACCTAACGACTTCAGCAAGTCCGAAGCTGCGTCAACGATAGCACCATACGCAGGGAGTAATTTTTCACCAATTGACCTCGACAACTCATCTTGATACCGAGTCATCGAACTCAATTTCTTACCCACAGACTCCATTGCGGCGTCGTAAGCACCAGTCAATTTTGAAGCTTGAACCAATACCTCATTCAATACTGCCTGACGTTTCTGCGCCTCTGTCAAGGCTCCCGCAGACGTACCTATACTATTAGCAAACTTATCCTGTGCATCAGCGTTATCAACAATAATACCCATAAAACGTAGACCTTCCGTGTCTAACTGCTGAATATTCTGCGTTAATCTAGCCATCGTTTCGGAAGTATTTTCTCCCGTAACAACCGCCAAATCCTTAGCAGCATCCGCCATCAACAATACTTGTGCTCTGGTCTGCCCTGTCTGCGTACCTAGTGCAATACCAGCATTCATCATCTCAGTCATAGCACCTCTAGCTGCTTCTGTAGAGATGCCTGCTTTCTTCAAATCTTTTTCAAAATTAGCTAACTCACCCGTGGTATACCCGGTGTTCTTACCCACCACCCCCATCGTAATACCAAGAGTCTCTACCTTAGCAGCATACGTCGCAGCTTCTTTCAAATAATCAAATGAAATGGTAATACCTGCTACTGCGGCCAAAGCACCAAGCAAGGGCTTCAACCCTTTTGTTAAATCCTCTACAGCACCAACAGACTTTTCAGAAGCCCCAGTCATTCCATCTATTTTCTTAGCACTATCCTCCAGAGTCCCGCCAATATCGGTTAATGAATTACCTAGACTCTCAATTCTAGTGACTAAACCCGTAGATGCTTTCTGCGCTTGTTCTGTTTCTCCTTCAAAATCATCTACACCATCACCTACTCCCAACAAACCATTAACCAGCTCCTTCAGTTTTGCAATTAACTGCACAAACTTACCAGACGATGCTTCAGCCGTATTTCCAGTATCCTCTACACCACCACTTGCATCTTCCGTAACACCAGACAACTCACCTAATGTATCAACTACATCCCCAGTAGCACCAGCTATATCCTCAAATCCAGACTTTGCAGTTTGCGAACTGGCTGCAATCTCCTCCAAATTCCCAGTAATATCTTCACTGGTACCAGATAACTCCCCCAATCCTTCTGTAGCTGATCCAGTAGCATCTCCCAGATCACTAATACCAGTCCCCGCACTTTGAGCAGATTCCGACACCTCACCCAAATTAGAAGACGAGTCTTCTGCTACTGTGGTCAGTTTACCTAATGCATTGGTGGCTTCCCTAGTACCAGTATCAACTCCCCCAAGGCTTTCCGTAACCCCACTCACCTGAACACTAACTTCCTTCAAACCACTAGCAGCTTCAGGGGTTGCATCACCAATACTACTCAACCCCTTACCTGCTTTTTCTGAAGACTGATCAACCTGATCTAAGGTATCCCCTAAACCACTCGCTCTTTCCCCTACATCCCTGATATTGGATGCAGCTTCACCCGCTTGAGTACCTAAACTACCCAAACCATTAGACGCAGTTTGAGCCTTACCAGCTACGTCACCTACGAAATCAACAACATCCTGTAGGGAATCTCGGAGTTTGCCTAGCTCGTCAAGACCTTCTACGAGTGCTTTAATTTTGATTTCAAGACTTGACTCAGCCATTGCACTATCCCCTTAACTTGTCCAATAATTCAGGTAATTTTTTCGGGTCTCCATGCGTACCCATGAATCCACTCCATGTCAAATCCCCCAACTCCCTATTCCAACACCTAGCTGATGCTTTTAAGAACAACATAAACTGAGAGTATGTGTACTCCAAAATACCCTCATACGAATGACCACTACGAATCAAGAATTGGAATGAGTCTGCCCAATCAAATCTGGTGCTTTCATGGCTCCGCCTAGTTCTTTGACCAGCCTTGATAACGATGGGAGGACTTTTTGGATAAAAAAATCGACATTTACCTCGATTACTAATTCCAGCAACCTTACCATCTCATCAATATCCAAATCATCAACCCATTCACGATCTTTCTCTACCAAAATAGCTACAGTATCCGAAACAGGTTCAATATAAGTCATGACAATCCCTATCAAATCCAATTCTCCTTCACTCTTCATCGCCTTTTCTTTCGTCAACTTCAAACTATCATAATAGGGAGCAACTACCTTCATAATCTTTGGCAATTGCTTCATCTTCATTTGTTTGACAGTAATGGACTCCCCTTTAACAAGCACAACAACAGGCTCAGGGATCAACACACTCAGATCATTCGTCTCAATACTCATTGCCCAATCTCCACTTAGGATAACTACTAAAACACCATTACATCATAATACTAACACAACCAAAAGATTGCAACAAATAAAAAGGCCGGTTTACCCGGCCTTTCTAACCTCACAAACCCTTACGGATTAGTTTAGCTTCCGAACATTGAAGAATTTGGAGCCGGTCAACTTCGTGGGATCAGCTAACACCGACCCTTCCAAAGTAAACTGCTGAATGGCATCCGAAATCAAAGCCAGTTCTTTCAACGGGTCAGTCAGGAACTTGAAGACTTCGACCACCACCGGATCATTACTCTCAGCGGTATTCAGCCCTTCAAACCGCATGTACAGTTCTTTCGCACCTTCCGTCAGGGCGTCAATCTGATGCTGCGTTTGGTAGCTGTACGAAACGGTCAAATCATCCGCCTCAACAACACCCGTAATGGTAGTTGCAAACTTAACCGAACCTGCAACTTCATTCACAGTGTAGTCAGTTCCAGCCACCAGCGTAGTAGCACCATCCTTAATAACGACTGAGCTAACCTGCACATGGGGCAGAGCAACAATCTTACCAAGGCGAGCGATAATAGGCCCATCAGTGACAGTGCCAGCCACCATCGAGACCGTTGAACCACGCAACGCATCCGCCAAGTTCGCAGCAATGAAGTTTTCAACCGTCATAGACAGCGAACACTTCGTTTCTGTAGTCAGGCGCAAGTCAGTAGCACGTTGACCAGTCTGACTCTCCTTATGCTCCAACGTAGAAACCGCCACACTGATTTTCAGATCAGAGACGTTTCCAACTGGAACAAAACCAAGGGGATTGCCATCATCTCCACGAGGAGACAGCATAACAACACCTTGACCAGAGTAATAATGATTTACAGCATCCCAAGCCATGATTACTTACCTCTATCTTTGAAATTTGAACAATGAACGGAATACAAGGAATTACTTGTCGTAGAACGTCACGACAATTTTATTACCCGTAGTCACGCTGGCGAATTGAATGTTGCCCGCCGTTTGTGCTGACACAGCCACAATCGAAGGTACTCCCTCAGCAAACATCACACAAGATTGAATATGATCGGAAGCCCCTAACCCAGTAACAGCAATGTTCGTATTTGCTGCGGCCCCATCAACCACTACTGTCTTCAGCCCTCGTATCTCTGTGAGAACCTTTTGCAGTGTCCCATCAGTCAGACCACTACCACCACTACCAAAATCATTCCGCATTGTCTGAAGCATCTTACTTACCTCTAGTGTAATTTAGCAAATCATCTCTTCTCAAACTAACTGTACCGGAGTAGCCCATCTTTGTACATAGGCTAATAATCCTGACTTTCCCACCACAGGAATTTCCATTTGGAACTTCCAAAAATGCCCAGTTGGAGACTTCGTACACATGATCTTACTACGAATTTGATCCAACTTACCAATGATTTGTTCTTTTGGGTCTACTTTTGCAATCGTATTTTGTCTAAACATAACCAACAACGAAACAATAATCTCACCTGACCCACCAATTTTTTGAGTTGCCCCTACTTCAGGTTGTGACGTTATGCCGTTGTAAATAATCCCTACACAAGGATACCCAATACCCTTTGTCTTTTCAATTAACTCATCTTCAGAGTAAACAGTAAAGGTTCTTGTCTTGAACTCTGCAACTAACTGCACTTTCGATTCCAAATCATCAACACAAGCATTAGCTTGAATCTTCATGCTATAGCCTCCTCAAAACGCATTATCACTAACTGCTCAAGCAAATATAAATCTAAATCTTTATTGAATCCCAAAAATACTCTAGGGAGAGTAAAAACTCCATCCCCAAACTGCTGTGTACTCGCATAGCTGACATTGGTACCAATAGCACTTTCTGTATCACTAACTGAATGTGCCTGTATCGAATGAAACAACTCCCCAGACTCAAACAACGTACCTGTACCTGTGTACTTGCTCCCTCTCTTATAAGTATACCCACCAGAACGTCTAATGATGGCCGAAAATGATACAGGCCAAGGTTCTTCATCAGGGTCTACTTCTCTTAAAAACCTATCCCTTATCCTATTCAACAACATTGCTTGTGCTTCATCCAGTATCTCAGTCGTATCGAGTGACTTTTCAATACGAGTGAGTAGGGTCGTCAAACCCTCAAGACTGGTAACAGTTGCACTTAACATTGTTTAGACAACAATAGTCGTAGAGTAAACCGGAGAAATACAAGTACTACATGATCTTCTATGGCTATCTACCAAAGCATAGACATGTTGATCTATGGTCGGAACAGCATTCGACAAAGTTGGCTTACCATCAGACACTTGCTGAAAACTAAGCATCTTTATCGTCAGCCCTATAACAATCTCCCTCAACCATTCAGGTACCATATCACTAGGAGAGAATCCATAATTAGCCAGTACAGATACATACTTACCTGCTGTATCTGACTTCAAAATATGCACCCATCCTTTTTCCAAATTGTAGTACTCAGTCCCCAAACTTTCCCCACCACCTGCAACCATTTCCTCAAAAGTATCACCTACACTAACTACCATACCATCAGCAGCAAACCCATTAACGAGCCTAAGAGTATACAGTCCAGCAGTGGCTACTTCAATTTGCTCACTAACAAAAAAGATACTCAGAATTCTTACCGGGTCAAAATCAGTTTGCAGTAAGGAGCTTGCCCTTAGCGTAGCACCAACAATACAAGATTTGATGGAGGCGTTAATCCCCTCATCATCCGGTAATGCTAAGCGATTACGAACATCCTTTGCTGATATTAAGCTAACCATAAGTCAAGCCCCTATACCGATTAACCTTCTTTCTTCTTTCCTACAATCAACTTGCGAGGAGCCTTCTCCTCATCTTCAACCAAACCAACTTCCTCTGCAATCATCGCCTCAGTCTGAACTGGCTCAACTTCAGGTTCAATCGCATCAACAAACAGAGGAGTACCAGAATCATTCAAAACTCCGACAAGACCTTCTACTTGCTCAGCGGGGTATAACACACCCTGCTTGAACTTCTTGTGCAGAGTTACATAAGTCTTCGGCCCACTTAACTTAAACATTATTCTTACCCCATAAATCCTACAATGAATAAACTGAGCAGGGTGCAGTTAATTGCACCCCACCCAACCATTCTTAGCCCAGATTGGTGATTTTCACCACTGCCTCAGCTTCCTCAATCTGGAAGTCAACGCGAGCAGTCAGAACCACAATGAACTTACGGGCGCGAATGTCCTTGTCATATTCAATGTTCACCCGACGCTGAATACCGAAGATCAGATTGTTCGGGTTCGTGTAGATACCCTTGGTATTCGGCATCAACGGAGCAGCAATGATCTGAGAACCAAAAGCCGCCATAGCAGAAGCAGTCACCAGAGCCGCGTCACCCAGACCAGTCACCCGGTTGGCAACGGTATCCCGATACTCGGTTTCGTTGTCCACAGAGACGTAGAAGTTCAGATCACTACGCACCCGCAGGTACACATCCGGCATTGCCATGATACTAGCCTTGAACACATCCTTCGTCAGGGTAGCATTCTGGGCATCAACCACATGAGCAGTAGCCAGTTTCAGGAAGCCATCGGTCAAAGCCAAATAGTCGTCGCCAACCGTAGCCGTATCACCGAGAATAGCCAGTTCTTCAAGGTCCAACGAAGCACGTTGGCCGAGCAGAGTAACCAAGGTATCCTGCAATCCACCAGCAGACGAACCCATAACAGCGGCAATGCTGCCACCTTCAATGTTGTCTTCCAGCACATCGTAAGGAAGATGAATCTCAGCGATGACTTCCTTCGTGTTCAGCGAAATTTGCCCCAAATCAGGCTTAACCCGCTGGTTATCAGCCAGAGCCGTAGAAGAGGTAGCTTTACGCAAAATACGGGAGCCAAAACCAATCTTGTTGATCTTCTTCTGAGGTCCAGCCATCGTAACTACACGAGCTGAATTCAAAAGAGTCGGCTGATTGATCAGGACTTGAATAAAACGATCAGTCTGTTCTGGCAGAAGCAGACCACCGTTAGAAGCCAAGTCAGACAGAGCCAAATCAGCCTTATTGATAAGCGTTTGATTACTCGACATCACTAGATACTCCAAGAGTTAAACAATTCGATTTTAACGAACGCGGGTACGGATTCCGGGTTGAAACGCCGTATCAATATCGCGTCCACCAAATACACCATTACCCTTCTCACTTTTTTGAGTAGGACTCGGATCACCAGAATCAGACCCCGGAACCAAGACCCCTTTCAATTTACCATTGGTTTCTACTACTGCCGCCTCTGCCTTCTCCACGCGAGCGGAAATTGCATCTAGCCGCTTATCAATCAACCCAACCAATTTACTGATAGACTCATCCATCTTGGTTGTGACAATACTGGAAATATCTTCAACGGTCAAGTCCTGTTTCGCAACAGGCTTTTTCTTCTTCCCTTTTGGAGGCATTTCCTCCTCAGTCCCTTCCTCAACCTCAGTCTCCTCTACTACAGGCTCTTCCATATCCTCATCAGTAGGTTCTTCCATATCTTCGGGCTTACCCTTTGCAGACTTTTCCGTATCATCCACAGACTCCTTGACCTTCTTCTTTGGCTTGCAGGCTTTCGCCACATCCTCAGTCACAGTCTTGTCTTTCTCAGCATTGGCACAAACACCCTTTGCAGCGCATTCCTTCGGAGTCTTGCATCCTTCACAAGGCTTGAAGTCTGCCTTACAAGAAGAGCCAGAATCATCCACCGGCTTCTTCTTTTTCTTCTTCATCGGGTCTTCGCTTTCACTGTCATCCATTGGCTTTTCAATCTTAAAAGCCTTCGTCGGCAGTGAGCTAACCAAACTGGTGATATAGTCACGAACTTCATCACACAAGGTAGCCACTTGAGAAGCAGCTTCACTGGAGTCTTCAGACTTAGCTACGATGGAGTTGATGCTCTCCACAATAGTCTCGGAGACAGTACGGATACCGGGGTAAAATCCTTGCGCCTTGCACTTATCAGCAAAGGAATTATCACCTACAGCCACATCCATCATGTACGGACTAAACCCCTTCATAACAAGAGCAATATCATTAGTCCATTTCAGAACAGACAATTCCTCTTTCGGGGTTTCATCATCCTCCACCTGTGCAAACACCACCGATCCATCTTCCATAACCTTTGAAACCAAGGTACTAAAGCCAGCTTCTTCAATCAGCTTCTTGGCCTCTTCGTCGTCATCCATCGTCACAACACCAACGATTTCGACTTCTTCTTTCTCTACTTGCTCCTCCTTCTTACGAACGAACAAGTTACGCAAATCAAGACTAGCAAAATGCTTAGCAGCCATACCACTTTTCTCCTGTTTCACAATCTTAAAAGGAATACGATTCGCGCCCCGATCAACTAACGATATATGAGAAACAGTAGCTTCTGTCATCTCGTTAGCTCTTACCTTGAACTTAGGCATTTAATTTGCTCCCCATACAGTAGCAAAACAATAGCTTAGATGAAAGAAATTTTTTGCAATTGATTGCATCCTACCCAATCCCAATCAAACTACCCGCACTTACTAGCATTACTCATCACGGGAGTATTTAAGGCTTTCTCCATACTCCATCCTCTTGCAATCCTTGTTCTCACCGTCCCAAACGGAATACCTGCTTCTCTCGCCTTAGCACTCAAACTATCAGCATTATCTTTTACTGGTTCTGACAATGCCTTCTCTACACCCCAACCTCTTTTAATACGAGATTGTACAACACAATAAGGTAGCCCAGACTTCTCACTCAACTCAGTAATGGAGCATCCTAATGAAGACTCCTTAATCGTTCTCCGATTCCTTTGCTGAACGGTAGCAGTTGCCCAACGGCAATTTTCTTTACAGTACATACCATTAACATCAACTCTGTCAAGAGTAGTCCCTTCTGGTCTTAGCCCCATATCTTCTAAAAAATTCTTGAAATCCATCCACCTTGGATCAATAACTATACCCCTTCCACCATAAGAATCATACCTATCATTATTTGGATTTATACAACGATCTTTCATGTGCATCCATGTAGCATACTCTCTAGGATAATTTATACGCCCCACCTCAACTACTTTTCCCCTCCCTTTACACGTATTACACTGCCTAGAGGAACCGGCAGTTAAGTGACTCATCCAAACTTCCTTCTCTACCCCACACTTGCACCTACACAACCACTTTCCTTTCCCCACATACTTCAACAACGTCCAATCATTAAACATATCACCGGGTTGGTTCTTAAAAGCAGCCATTATGAATCTTCCTCAAATTGATTTAAGAAAATCCATAATAGCATACTGTACTCCCCGCTGTCAAACTAGCCACACTTCGACTCGCCACACGATAGACACGTAGCGCACCCATCCATAATTATTACAGCTTTCGTCTGACACTTACCACATAACATAGCTCCTTCTGGGTATCCAGATTCTACACCAGTTTCCTCTTCAATTGATTCTACCACACTTGAAACCTTCTTCAACTCCAATTTTTTCTTAACTTCTTCTCTTGCAAGAAGGGCCAAGGAATCATCATTCTCATACAATCCTAACTCTATCAAATGGGTTTTTAGTATCTCTCCAATCTCTGCAACTAATGATGGCATGTACTTACCACCCTTCTTGAAATAACCACCCTTCGGATCAAATACTGATTGCAGTTCCTCTACCAAAAAAGACACGTCCCCACCTTTACGAAATACTGCACTTATTACCCGTGACAAAGCCACAATCCACTGAAAATGATCCATCGCCTTTGAATTGAAGAATATCTCAAATGGTCTACCTTCAAAATTGTTAATCGTAATATACAGGGCATGTTCTGCTAGTGGCGTCTTCAATTTATAAGTGCATCCGGGCAATATATCATCCCGCATTGCTAACACATTCTCTTTCTTAACTTCCTTCGTATCTTCTTTCATAACTACATTCTCCTCCTCAGTGGTTGGCTTTACAACACTATACCCAACAATCTTCTTATCTATCTTAACCATAACTCACCTCATAGTGGGGATGGTTCCCCACTACATTATACTTGCTGACGTTAGGACTTGCTAATCAAACCCATATCCACCCCTAAACCCGATATTTTACGAGTGGACTTTTTCTTCTTGGTAGAGGCCACATAAACATCAGTCTCAAGGTAATACGGAGGTACTTCCTTACCTCCTCTCCTCTTCCCTTGCGACCCATCACCCGTAACCCGTGAAGTTGCCCGACTAACCTCTATCCCATGATCATCATTGAAAAACTTGCTGTACAGACCACCCTTGTCCCAATCCTTCTCCGCCTGTTCCCTGTTCCTATCCACCACTTTCTTTTCCGAAGAAAAGATAGGCTCCTTAATCGTTACCTTGTCCCCCTTAGCCTTTACAGAGGTACCAGAGGTCTTACCATCCCATCCAAAAGCCGGACCCGCCAAGACATCCTTAATTTGTTTCGCTCCTTTTGCCCGATCTTTAGGTTGTGTACTACGACTTTCACTATCCCACTGATCTTTCGATTTCTGATTCGTCTTAGCAAAAACACCACCCGTTGAGACAAAATTGGCTTGAGCCTTGGACGAAAACCGACCTCCTGCACCATGATACGGGTTAGCCTTTACTACCAATGTTTCATCCTTCTTAAACACATTAGCAAACATACATCACCTCATCTTAAATTAGCGCCAATTTCTCGGCAGATTGTTAATCAATTCTCATCACTTCTCATTGAATAATAACATCCTCAATATGAGAAAATCTATGCGTATGCCCGTCTACATCTTCAGTCATCGTACCCTAGATCGGAAGAGCA